ATGATAAAGGGTTGGATAGATATTACGGGTTACTCGATATGGCATTAGCATTTAATGTCTTTACAAAAGAGGGAACTCGTGTTAAACTACCTACTGGTAAAACAGAATTCGGTAAAACGATTAATAACAACCCCGAAAAGTTCTTTACACCCGATGTAATGGAACAACTAGAGACACACGCACAAGGATATTTTAAGTATGGAACAAGCGAGAATAGAACAGACGATACTGAAGAATCTGATTCAGAGTGAGTCGTTCGCACGGAAAGTGCTTCCTTTTTTAAAGGCAGAGTACTTCACTGAGACCGATGAAAAGACTGTATTTGAAGAAGTAAATACTTACTTTGAAAAATACACCAAGACTCCTACAATAGAGGCACTTCTCATAAATTTAGAGAACAATACTAATCTACAAGATGGTGTTGTAAAATCCTCTAAAACTATTGTAAAGGAAGTTGGTTCTCATCAAGACGAAACCCCACAAGATTGGTTAATAGACGAGGCAGAAAAATGGTGCAAAGATAGGGCTATCTACATCGCTGTCATGGACTCTATAGAGGTGCTTGATGAGAAGTCTCAACGGTCACGAGGTGATATACCTGAACTTTTAAAGGATGCACTTTCCGTGTCTTTCGATACGCATATTGGTCATGACCAATTAGAAGATGCAGAAGACAGGTGGGAATTTTATCATACGGAAGAGGAGAAAATCCCATTTGATTTGGAGTATTTCAATAAAGTTACTAAGGGTGGATTACCCAATAAGACTTTAAACATTTGTCTCGCAGGAACTGGTGTTGGTAAATCATTATTCATGTGTCATATGGCTTCAAGTCATTTAATGATGAACAAGAATGTTCTTTACATTACACTTGAAATGAGTGAAGAAAAGATTGCAGAGAGAATCGATGCAAACACCATGAATGTTCCTATCCAAGATTTAAGTGATATCACCAAGAATATGTTTGGTAAAAAAGTTGATAAACTTAAAAACAAAACAAAAGGTAAATTGATTGTCAAAGAGTATCCTACTGCATCTGCTCATGTGGGTCACTTCAGACATCTATTACAAGAGTTGAATATCAAGAAAGATTTCAAACCTGATATTATCTTTATTGATTACCTAAACATATGTGCAAGTCATAGAATCAAGCCAGGTGCTGGTGCAAACTCATACACACTTGTTAAGTCAATTGCAGAAGAGTTAAGAGGACTTGCAGTAGAGTTTGACTTACCAATTATGAGTGCGACTCAGACTACACGAAGTGGATATGGTTCAACAGATATTGAACTTACAGATACTTCAGAGTCATTTGGACTTCCTGCAACTGCAGATTTTATGTTTGCATTGATTACATCTGAAGAATTGGACGAATTAGACCAAATGGTAGTCAAACAGTTAAAGAATAGATACAATGACCCAACAGTTTTTAAGAGATTTGTTATCGGTGTAGACCGTGCAAGAATGAAATTGTATGATTGTGAACAAGAAGCACAAGAAGAGTTGGTTGATTCTGCAATAGAACAGGACGATTCAATACCAGTTTTCGATAGAGGGAAGTCAGAAAAATACGGAGATTTCAAAGTATAGACCTAAATAGTAATATGAAGAAGAATTTGAAATCGAATGAAGTACTTGATGAATTAACAAGAAAAGTTGAGTTAAAAATTGCATTAAGAGATGCAAAAAAAGAACACAACGAAGAAGATGTTAAGACTTTATCCAAAAAAATTGATAAAATAGACACTAAATTGTCCTCGACACCTTTGCAAAAAATATAAATAAACATATTAACGCACTTAATTAGGAAACTACTATGGCAGCTACATCAGGAAATACCCACATTACAGACGGAATAGTATTCACACAAGCAGAGTGTGATTCATATCTTGCAGAGACAAACGCATTGGAAGTAGAATGGGAATGGATGACTGGGGTCACTAAGACTTATACGTTACACACCTATGATTATGATGGGTCAGATTTTTCTAATCCTGTAGATGGTGATGACTACACAGGTGCAGGTGCTGATGGTTTTTATCCTGCGTGGAGAACGGCTAACCCCGATGTGACAGCTGTGGTACAAAATAATTTTGACACCTACCCATATGACCAATGGAATTACTATACCAATCAGAACTCACAATACAATACAGATGCAGCTCAAATTAAAACAGATTTAGATGTAATGAAAGCAACTCATGTGGAAATGCTTGCAACAGTAGATTAATTCTAAAAACTTTATCGTTTTTAAAGGGTCGTATAGACCCTTTTTTTGGCATTAGTGCTTGCAAATGTATAAATAGTATGGTATTCTTACAATATAATTAATTGCAACAGACTAAACTTATGGCTGGAAAGAACTTACATTTAGAACACCTCGAAGACGAAATCATTAACTATGGCATCGCAGGTGGTCGTGCATCAATCAATTTCTTAAGAGAGTTAAGAGATATGATGAAAGGTAATGCATCAGGTCGTGTCAACATGACTGTTAAGTGGGACGGTGCTCCTGCAATTTGGTGTGGCCCTCACCCCGAAACAGGAAAATTCTTTATCGCAAAGAAATCACTATTCAATAAAGGTGGTGCATTGTACTATTCTAGTATAAAAGAAATCAATGACACTTCCGACTTAAACGGTACACTCAAAACAAAATTCACTGAAGCATTCAACGCCTTTTCAGGTGTCGGAATGAAAGAAATCCTGCAAGGAGACTTAATGTTTACTTCGGGAGATAAAAGTAATACTAAAATGGACGGAAAGGAGTACATTACATTCCAACCAAACACAATTATGTACGCAGTTCAGAAAGACTCGAAGTTAGGAAAAGAAATAGGAAGTGCGACACTAGGTGTAGTTTGGCACACAACTTACAAGGGTTCAACAATCGAAGGTTTGTCTGCATCATTCGGTGCAAAACTTCCACCTTCATCGTCTAAGGTTTGGCAAGACGATGCAACCTACAAAGACACTACTGGTTATGGAAACATGACTGCACAAGAAACACTTAAACTTACACAAGCACTTACTAATACAGGTAAAGCATTTCATGGTATCACTGGGAAAGACCTCAAAAAGTTCAATGACGTACAGGGAGTTCTTAATTCAAAAGGAGCTGCAGGTGCATCGTACAAAACATACACTAACACCCTTATCCGTAATAATAAATGGAATCCCAATGGAAAAGACTACCTTACACACGTTGAGAACTACTGGAAGGATAAAATAGTCGCAAAAGTTAAAACACAAAAGACTAAAGATATCAAGATACAGATTGGTAAAGATATCATGAGAGACTTAAGAACAATTTCTAAAATGGTAGACAACCTTGCACAATTCCAAGGACATTTGATAGATTCAAAATCATTGATTGTGACTGCTCTAAATAGAGTAAAGAGTATAGGAACTTTTGTAAAGACTGATAAAGGATTCAAGGTTGTAAACCCCGAAGGTTATGTTGCAATCGACTCAGACGGTTCTGCAGTAAAACTTGTGGATAGAATGGAGTTCAGTCAAAACAATTTTAACGCCGCTAAGGCATGGGACAAATAACATGAGAAGAGTTAAACCCGATTACATTACCGTAAGAATAGAACAACTTAAAGAAGAATTAACTAAGCCAAATTCTGAGCATGATAAAAATTGGTATAATAGACTTATTCAAGAATTAAGTTGGGTTAAAGAAATGCAAAATGGGCCTTCAAAAAACTGTTATATGGAAAAATAAATGAAGTCGTTTAAAGAACATATGACAGAAACTATTCAAGTACCCATAAGTATTGGAGACGTAGTTCTAGGCGGGAAGTTTAAAAACAAAAAAATGATAGTAAAAACTATTGAGAAAAATGAAAAGGGTGATATACTAATAAATGGTAGACCCTTATTAAAGGTTAGGATAATGAATCAAGATGAAAACGTTTAGAAAATTTAACGAATCTGCAAACAAAAAAGCAGTAATTACTTTTGGTAGATTTAATCCACCAACTGTAGGTCATGGTAAACTAATCGATGCACTTAAGAAGGCATCGGGTGGTGGTTATCAACCTCTAGTTTATATGTCTCATTCCCAAGACGCTAAAAAGAATCCATTAGACTACAACACAAAACAGAAATGGATGAATAGATT